AATGAATGCTGATGTCCAGATCGACGCTGTTCTTATTGCACATCTCCACTATTTTTTTCAAACAGTTTGAAGCCGACATATTGGAATTTACCGTACAGTCATATACCGTCTGGCCATTGGATTTCAATGTGGAAATCAAGCTATTCTTTACATTTCTTGCCTCTGTTGACTCGTTTAAATACCCCGCTGCTCCGCTGCCGGTTCCTCCGGCCGGGCAGTGTCCCGCATGTAAGTTATATTTTGCCATGCTATTTTTCCTCCGTTTTGTCAATTAATTTCGAAAATGTCTGATGTAATCCGGTACTTGCCAGGCCGCTAATTGCCCCGTAAACCATATTTTCGAATGTAATCCCACTATTGGTGATGCAACCAAAAACAGCACCTAAAACAAGCATAATAGCCGGTATGTAGATGTTGCTGATCTTATCCAGCCATGTAATGTGTTTGATGCAATAACCGATTGCCAAACATGCAATCACCACGATCGGCATGTAAAAGTCTGTTATAAATGATAAATCCATAATTATTCTCCTTTCTTCTGCTGTTCCATGCGGTCTATCCGCTTGTGAGCTTGCTTTGTGCTCTCTTCAACCTTCACTACTCGTTCCGGTAAATCATCCAGCTTATCAACTTGCTCTTTGATATGTTTAATGTCCGAACGCATTTCTGCGTCCTCTCCGGCTTTTGTATGACCCCTTTCCCGCATTGTAACAATGTTTCCAATAAGTGCCACTAACACTCCGGCTGCCGTGACCAGGGAAATCCAATCCGTTATAAGTAATTTGTCTATCATGCCTTTCTCCTTCTCCCCATAAAAATAAGACCCCGGAAGGTCTTTATGCGCCCATTATTTCCAGCTTCCAGTAGCGTATGCCTGCACGGCAAAACTTCGCGTAGTTGTCAGTGTAGCACCACGAACAATAAAAAAGTTCGGCAGTTTTGTAGCCGATCCATCACCATACTGCATCATCCACGCCCCATCGCTTTCACTCCCTTTCAGCGCCATGACCACGTTAGGGGAGATGGTAAACGGTATTGTGTAGTCTCTGCCAATCTGGCTAACGGATACATATAATACACCCCATACTGTCGATACCGTGGTACTTATGCTGTAAGACACCCACTGTTCCAGTATCCCACTACTCCATTTACGATATTGTAATCCGCCGCTGGAGTCTCTTCCCTCTTCGATTACATAATCTACTGACATATTGTCTATCTTATCATTTAAAACTTTTCCCTGGCGCGCATCAAGAACTGACCCACTAACCATTGTTGTTAAATCATTAGCCACTGCTTGACTTGCTGCATTGCCAAGTGCCGGCGTATTTGATAAATCACTATAGCTCCCGCTGAAAGCTACAGCTTTTAAATTCTTATCTATTTCATTGACTTTTTCATCTACTGTTGTGATATTATCATTTATCTTTTTGGATGACCATGTAGTCCCAAGTCCAATGTTACCATCATCAATACCAACATTTCCCGCGACGATCTCATTAACCCGTTCAACCGCTTCCCGCGCATCATCGGCCAGCGTCTTGTAGGCTTCGCTATCTGTGTTTATTTTGCTAATAGCGTCTTCGACCGTAGTCACCCCTGGCACGGCGTTTGTTGACACGTTTTCCGCCTTGACGATGCTTTCACCTTCTTCGCACCGCACTCTGCTTACCTCGATACTGACCGGTGTTTCAACGTCAACCGCTTTAGTTAGCCGAACCGTCTCGTCGCCTATAACAGTATATTCTTTTCCGTTTATTAAACGTAATCCGTTAATATAAACCCTGATCATGTCGATCGCGCTTTTATACTGCGGAATGTTGATAGGTATTTCCGTTTCTCCGTCGCGCGTCGTTGTATAGTTTGTTTCGTATGTTGCCAGCGGGAGTATACTTTTAAATTCATCTCTGACTGTATCAAACCATGCGTTGAAGTTTGTTTGATTTGTTTCCCGGTCTTCTTCAAATGCCTTTTGATACTGAATAAACAAACTTGATGTATCAACCTGATCTATTAGCCCGGTCACAAACCCGCAAACATTATTATCCCCCCGTACATCCTCGATGTTTGCTTGTGTAATCTCGGTAACTCCTTTGCCTACATATATATAACCAAGGCAAATATCTTTTACACTATCGTTATTTGTTAAAGCCGGTCTGGTTGGTGTTTGTGCCGGCGTGCCGTCAAGTACCTGTATTGTAATATCCCGGTTTATATAGCTAAGACGCATGACGACAGCCGTATACCGGCTTAAGGTTGCATGTGATTTTTCGTTCTGCCGTGTTTCTGCGGCGTCTAGTTCTGCCCATTTACTTTCAATAAAGCATCGCCCGGCGCTGATGCTTACATCCATTCCGCCGGCTGCAATGACCTTTAGGCCGTCAGATACATTTGCTAATACTCCGTTTGACACAATACCTTTAAAATATTGACTCATTTGATCCGCATTGTATACCCTGTCATACGTTCCGTCTTCTAATTTTAATGCATTAAAATAACCATATGTTAAAGCCATTTGTTATACCTCCCATTTACTAAATACCGGCAATACATGCCTTCCGTTTTCGTCTTCTACATCTGTAATCGATGTAATACGGGGGTTTGTTGCAATTCCGTATTCGTTGATCACATGCACTAAATCGCCTAAAAAGTAATCTCGGTTAAGCGTATAATTTCCCTCTGCCGATACCTCGCCGCTGAACAATTCAGTGATGCCGCATTCTGCTAGTTTTTCGGCCCCTTTTTCGGTCAGCATTGCCCCGTAGTCGTTACTGTTTATTTCGCCATCGTTTGATTGCACCTCCCTTGCGTCTACATAAAGTTCTCGCCGACCAAGGCCGCTTCCCGAACCAACTTGCTTTGTCCTTCTGCCAAGCCCTTCGCCTTCTCCGGCCACAAGTGCTATATTTTTATATTCTTTTTTATCATACTGATAATCGCTGTTCTCCAAGTTGTCATATTCGGCTGCAAATATGACAACCGGGGTTTCAGCTTGACTGTATGACCGATTCGTGCCTTTGTATAATTCAAAAACAAATTTTTTATTTCGAAGGACAACTTTAAATCCGTACTCGTACGTCGCGCATACTTCGATTATCCATTCCGCTACATTGTCGTATGTAACCTGTGTTGTTGATGTTTCGCCAAAACCTTGTCTGGCTCCCAGTACAAAATCTGATATTTTTCTGTCCGCAATGCTGGGGTTTATAATATTATCTGTAATCACTTGTCTAATTCCATCTTCAACGGTGCCACTAAGCTTTGTTTGCGACCATATAATCCGCCTGGTCAGGATTGTTTCTAATGATTCGCCAGTCACAATCAGGAAATTCCCTTGTTCGACGTTGGTTGTGAGTTGAATTTTCCCGATAATCATCACATTGTTGTAAGTATCTGTGTCGCTTTCATAATCAGATTCGCGATACAGATATCTATCTTGCACAAGCAAATCTATGTTTTTAGCAGTCGCCGGAAGGTATAATTCAAAGTCGCCAATGTCAGTATAATTTGTTGTCCAAATCGCTGATATGGCATCATCAATAATTCCGATTGTTTCGTATTCTTTGTTCATTACATAGACGTCTATGATTACACCCCCTCAAATTCACTGTTATGGATAAATACGCACTCCAATCCTTCGACCAATCCGTCGACCTCGTAACTAAATGTGTTATTGCCAACTTCTAACTGAAACCACGTGGAGCCGCGGCGCATTTTGTTAATAATGTTTGTTTTTACGCCTTGTCTTGTTAATGTCACTCCCTTATTGCGCTTGTTCGTGTTGATAATAATAAGATCGCCCGCATCCAGCTCTATGTTGTCCAAAATGAAATATGTGTTATCGTCTACATTATAGATTTTAGGATTGCTTACCCCCATCAGTATTCGCAGCTCAATCACACAACCGCTTGCAATGTCTCCGTTGTTTTCAATACTTTCGATCGGCACCGCTTCGAACGCGCTGAACGGGATGCCGGATTCCTCGATATTAAAGGCGAAAAGAAATTGTGGTAAGACCGACCTGAAATTTGTGATAATTTCCTTCATCGCTTTGAAAAATGGCTCCGGGCACAGGATTGATACCTGCGCTCTTTCGGAATTTTCAAACAGACTTATTTCTACCGCTTCAACGATTCCTTCAATATATACTTCGCGAATGCCGTTAGCGTAATCAATTCTTACTTTTCTCTTAGATGCAAAATATCGGTATAAACCGATGCGATTCTTTTCAATTTCGGGATTTATAACTATTGTTATGACAATGTTTCGTACCCCGACTGTCGCCGTGTTTACCCGCGCACCGTCCATCTGTGCATTTGTCGTTACTCCTATGTTCGCCACCGGGGGGTTAAGGCCATCAATGTTTATCACTGTATAATTTATGTTTTGAGTTAGTGCTAACGTTTCATTGTTTTGATTCGTAACAGTTAGTGTATACATTATTGACCTCCACTCGCCCATGCTAATTGATTTTTTGTTTGCCGGTAAATATCTAATCTGGATAGCGCTTTCGGGCTATTGTTGTTTTGCGTGTAGCTATAGTAATTATTGTTTACTACGCCCTTGCCTCCTGTTGCCATCTGTCCAACTTTTGCTACTGCATTTCCTGATCTGATATTCTCTGACAATAAATTTGCGCCGGCCGTGGCAGTAAACATCACTTCCTCGTCCGTCGCCTCTTTTAGCGCGTTAATAGCTTCTTTTCCCAGTTCCTTTGCTGTTTTAATCACTTCAATCGCGCCTACTTTTAGTGCATTTATAAAGCCTTGATTAAAAAATCGGCCAACTAAATATGTCTCTTTTGCCGGTGACGCTATACCCAAGGCGCTTTTAATTGCGTTCAGAGCGCTTTTCCCGATATTGTACGCCACATCCCAAAGACTGATGCTGCTCATGCCGTTCCCGAATCCTCTTGTGAAATCAGCTCCGGCCGTACTTGTTTTTACCGATTTTAGAGCATTAGCGGCGCTATCAACTCTGGTTTTTGCCGTTTTGTAGGTATCCACCGATCCGACTCCGGTATTGAATTCACTCGTTTTAGACTTGCCCGTTCCGCTCATGTTAACCGAACCAAGTCCTTTGTTCGTCTCGCTTGATATTCTTTTCGCGTTTACCGATATGAGGCTTTGATTGCTGATAAACCCTGTATTAAAATCGCTGCTCTTTGAGCTTCCTGTCTTTCCGGTATTCGACGCCCCCAGGTTTTGATTTGAAGATTCTGATATTTGCAGCGCGCTGGTGTCGATCTCGCTTTTTCGACCTTCTAATGATTTTTTGAAATCTAGCGCCTGTTCATCACCCGTCGCGCCTGTATCGGCACTACCCAAGTTTGTATTTGCACTGTCAGATATGTTTATTGCTGCATCATCAACAAGTGTCTGGCCCGAAGCCAATCCCGTACTTGCATCTAGCGCAATTTTCCATCCTGGGGTAACATAATCGCCGTCTCCGATATGCTCTTCGATGTTTTTGTTGAACTTTTGTATTTGCTCTTCGCTATACGGCGCGCCTTTGATAAATCCTTCGCCTACTCCTTTTGCGCCTTCTTCTCCTGCCGGTACTGTTTTCTCTTTATATTTCTCTAATTCGGCCGTTGATTTATCGACCATTTCTCGCATATCCGTTACCATCTGTTCAGTAACTCCCGGAGTCCCGGCCGCAACCGCTTTCTCTAGTGCTTTCAGCTCTGACTCCATCGTTTTTACTTGCTTTTGCAGGGTGCTCCTGGTTCCCTTTTCGGCCGTAACGAAATTACTTTGCATATTCTGTAACGCGGTGCCTATTTTAGCCGAATCTCCCGAAACGACAGCGGCTGATAGCCCCTCATGGTTTTGGATTGTAGAAATGTATCCCACGTAGGTTTCTTCGCTGTCTTTCAATGCCTGCTGGGTTTCCTCATAGGCCTTCTTTGCCTCTTCGTTGCCTTCGATAAGGGTTTTGTTTGCCTGGTAATACCCTTCTGCTGCATTGCTTCCGCTTGCTAACATCTCCTGGTATGTGTCCAGCGCTTGGGCTGCTTCGTTTTTGGTCTGGTTATACTTCTTTTCTGCCTCATCAGCGCTTTGTAAGGCTGTTTGGTATTCTGCTAATGCAGCGTCCCTATTCTTCAACGCTTCTGTATATGCATCTTCGGCCGCCATAAGGACCGCCTCGGCTTTCTTTTTTTCGATGAGCTGATCAATGCTTTCGCCAAGATTGCCGTTTTCCTGTATAATCTTCCGTATCTCTTCCTGCTCTATTCCCAGCGCTTCGGATAATTCATTGATAATAAAATTGGCTCTGTCCTCGTATCCTTCTTTAACATTGCCGTTTGAGTCAATGAGTCCGTTTAATTCATCTTTTAGCTCGGTCAAATATCCGTACTCTGCATTTATCGCATCAAGCGACTCTGTCCTTGCTGCCTCCATTTCCTTGTAGGCGTCGCTCATTTCGTTAATTGTTGAAATATTTTCCTTTTGCGATTCTGTTAATCCATAATTCTTCTCAATTACCGATTCTTGCGCCTTATTATATGCGTACCAGCCGGCGACAAGGGCTGTTACGGCAGTTAAAACAAGCCCTATGGGATTACTGATGCTCATCAGTAATGCCGGAAGTCCTTTTAAGACGGTAATAAACGATGATATCTTAGTCACCGCGAATGCTGTTGCTATCGCTGTACCTACCCCGGTAAGGACAGGAATGATTGTGTCGAGATTGCTCAATATCGTCGTAATCGCTTTAACAATCGTCTTTGCAAGCGATCCCGCAGCTTGCCCCAAGGAATTCATTGCATATTGTCCGTCGCGTGACTTAGCGAATTTTTTCAGAGTGCTAATCGCTTCTTTTATTGGGTAATTCATGCCGTCATAGATCGCTACACCCATATTGCTGAATGTATTTTTCAGCATTTTGGCTTGGTTTTCTGTCGTTCCGTAAAATGTTTCCGCTTCATTTGTCAGCGCAATATTTTCATCCCATGCTGTATTCGCTGTATCTATCGTAGACCCAAGTAATTCCGACGCATTACTCATGCGCTTCATGGTATCAGTTTGGCGCAGAGACGTTACCCCAAGTTCGTCTAAAATCACATTTAGATTCTCCCCGCCAGCACTTGCATCTGATAAACCGTCAAATACCGATGTTAAAGCACCCGCAACATCGTTTTTCCACTTATCTTTAAATTCAGAAGCGCTCATTCCGGCAGTACTCGCCCATGTTTTGAGATTCTTTGTTCCTAAAGCTACATCTTTGTCGATGTTACTCATAATTGTGCTAATCGCCGTACCTCCGGCCTCCGCCTCGATACCGACCGATGATAGAGAAGCAGATAATCCCAGTATTTGCGCGTCGGTCATTCCTACTTGCGATCCGGCGCCGGCGATTCTCATTGCCATGGCCATTATTTTCGGCTCGGTGGTCGCTGACTTGTTTCCTAAATCAACGATGGTTGATCCGAATTTGTCAAAATCACCTTGCGCCATACCGGTAATATTTGCGAATTGCGCCATCTGCGTGGCTGCATCTTCGATCTCCAGGTCTGTTGCAACGTCCATGTCTGCGACCGTCGCGCTAAACTCAACAAGTTTATCATTAGCGATTCCAAGCTGTCCGCCAAGGGACATTATGGTTGCTACATCGTCCGCGCTTACCGGCTTTACCTCTGACATTTCTAATGCTGATTGTTTAAAATCGTCCAATTCTTTTTGCGTTGCATCAACCGTTTTCCTTACGCCGGCAAATGCTGTTTCAAAAGACGCCCCCGAACTCACAATATTTGTGGCCAGGTCTTTGACTCCTTTGATCGTGGCGCGGATTCCGTCTGCTAACAGATTCGCAAGAGCTCCTTTCATGACGGTAAACCCGTCGCCGGCGCTCTGCACCCCATCGTCAAGCTCTTCGATGGTTTGATCAAACTCATCTGCCGCGCTTTCCGCTTGATTTAGCTTGTTTTTGTTTTCCTGCAATTCGGAGGATAATCTTTCGATCTCCTGCCCCAGCTCTTTTGCTGCGTCTGATCCTTCCCCCTGCTCCAGCGCAACGTCTACATATTGTTTCTTTAGCCCTTCCAGCTCGGCTTCCTGTGTATTTATACTGTGTTCAAGCTTTTCGCTTGCTGTTCCGGTTTCTTCTAACTTTTGCTCATATTTTCCCAATTCCGCTTCAACTTGTGCAATCTTCGCTTTTTCCTGTTCGATAGCGACAGCAAGATTTTTTGCATGGGTAGAATTTTCCCCTTTTTCTTTTGCGACCTGCGCGTACTGCCTTTCCAAGTTCGCCAGAACTGTTTTTTCGCTATTCAGTGTAGTGTTTAGCTGCCTGAGTTTTGCACTTAACCCATCTGCCGACGATTCCCACGAGTCCATTCCGGCAGTTGCAGATTTGAATTCCGCATCAGCCAATTTTACCGCTCTTCTCGCGTCCTGCATGGCTGATTTTAGTTCTGCTATATCGGCCTTAAATTTTGTTGTTGTTTCAAAACTTTCTCCCATTTTTCCACCTTCTAAAACCAGTTATCTCCGGCCGGTCGCCTTACTTTGATTTGTTTTCCGCTTTTTGCCCTTTCAACTTCTTTGCGTTCCCGTACTTGCATCACCCGCAAATCCTTATAAAGTTTCATCACCTTTGCGTATTTCATTTCCTCAATTTGCCAAGGTGTAAGGGATTGATACGTTGTACAGATATTGTGTTTTATGCTGAAAAAAAGCTCACAAAAAGGCAGGGGTTCTCCCTGCCCTTCTAGTTTTTTTCAGTTGGCAACTCCTTCATTTGTAAAAAAGTAAATCTTATAATCTCTAAGACAACCGGCAAAAGTTCTTTTACTTTTACTCTCTTCCATTCGTCCTCCGAAATATCGCAAAAGAATCCTGAAAGTATTACACGCAAATCTTTATATGCTGCATATATTTTTTTCAAAATATCCGTATCCGAACTAGCATCATCAAGATTTAATATATCGATGATGTTTTCAATCGTCCCAAACATGATGTCGTACATCTCGCCCTCTGCAACACGTTCAACATTTTTTCCCGTTTGATCGTATATGTTTAATTTCATAGTTGGTCTCCTTTTTTATAAAAAGAGCAGCGCTCGGCTGCTCTTTGTTATTTCACTATCCGTCTGTTCGTGCCGTTAATTTATCTGGCGTGGTAACTTCATCGAAAAATTTCGTCACATCTGCTTTTCCCACTCCTAAATCAACATTGATTCCCTTTGCTCTCTTTTTTGTTTCTTCAAAAATATGAGTTGTTGATATGCCGGTGTATACAAGTTCCTGTCCGTTTGCATCCGTTCCATCATTTTCTGTAGCATGTGAGCTGTCCGGGATTCCAAATGTTCCCTTGTATCTCCATACATACACCTCTTCGCCCGTTGTCTTCTTGGTTATGTAGCCAAGCGCGAAATATTTAACCTGCCGCTCTCCATCCACCATCGCTCCCGTACTTTCGATATAATCCTGGCCGGTTATTTTTGCTAATACATCAAGCGGAATGCCCGATGCTGATATGGTGATTTCATCTGATCCCTGTGAATTAATTACAATCGCTGCAACGTTATCGTAGTAGTGCGGTTCGTTTGAACTTTCTGTTGTCTTTCCTATTTCCGCGACGCCGGCAAGTGGTGTGACCTCGCCAGCTTTATAAGCTTCTTTATCGTCTTTTATTACTTCTGCAAAGACTAAACCCTCAACACCTCTGTATTCAAAAATTTGTGACATTTTTTTAATCCTCCTTATTTTTTAGATAATAAACAGGCATACCTCTTCCGGTATGCGTTGGCTCGTCGCTTGCCAGGCTATGTCCATTGCTCGGCACGATGAAGCCTGATTGTTTCAATTTTTCTTTCGCGTCCGCCAAAGCTATGTAAAGAAACGCCGGGTTACTTGTGTAAAAATTTACGTCATATCCCCATATCACTTGATGCGCTTTGTTATTGTAAAAAGCTGCGTCCGGTGATTCGTTGTTCCAATACGTGAAAAAATTCTCTGGATACTCTTCGCCTGGCGGCAAGCCGCCCTGTAAAAGCACCGGATATCCCATTTCACTTAAAATTCTAATTAGTAAATCTTCCACCGTTTCACCTCATTACTTTTTTTAATGCTTGCTCAAAGACTTCTTTTTGCAACTTATTCACAGCTTTTTTTGTGGCCGCTCCATATACGGCGTCAAACAGTTTTTGATCTTTCGCCATTCGCGGTGTGCCATACATCAAAAAAATAGAAGCGGTTCCTTTCGGAAAGGTGAAGCCGACTTCTATTTCTGCGATATCTCCAAACCATTCGACTGACTTCGAATCTTTTATACTCGCTGCTGTTTGCCAGGTTCGGTTGTGTGACGCCATCCCTGCATGTAGTTTTGGCGTGATGTAATCGTATGACTTTTCCAGCGCTTCCGCTGTGACTTGTTTTAAATCACCGCCAAATCTGTCTAATTCTTCCGCGTACTCCTTAAATCCCGCAAAGGTTATGCGGAGCTTGTTTTTCTTTCCCATTTATGCGCCGCCTTTACGTCGTTCACACTTGAATTTCATGTACTGGTTTCGCAATTCAATGTTTTCCGGCTTACCTAAAATATCGTAAATCTCGCCGGTGTCAAGAATACAAATTCCGCAATCTGCCTTAATGTCCGGGCGGAACCATGTTTCGATATTGACCGTATCTTTAATTGCGTAGACGTCATTGATTACGGTTTCAGTTCCCCCGAAACTTCTACATGCGCCGTTAAAGCGGTAACGGGCTTTATCCTCTTCACTCATTTCTCCGATGTTTGGGTATGTTTTTTGATTCACGCCTTTCACGTAAGTAGTCGTCGGGATCAGTAACAACATGGGAGTATTAAATGGAATTGTTTGTTTGTATCTAGCCATCGGCCGCCTCCTTGTATGCTAATTGCGTAACGCGTTGTATAAAATACGGCGAGAATGATGCCTCTCCAGACACCGGGTTCCATAGGTCCGCGACGCCCCTTGCTACAACTCCTCCAGCGATTCTTGGCGTAAGATGCCTTTCATCGACGCCGGCGTCCTTCATGTACTCTTCTACTTCGTCGATATACGCCTGTAAAAGTTCGTTCTGAAAATCACCCGTAATCCCAAGCAGCGCTTTTACTTTTTCCAACATCATTCTCACCTCTTAAATTATCCCTCGGTTTTTTTGATCAAGTAGCATCCTGATGTATCTAAGATTTTACCGTCAATAACGGTCAGACCTTTGTTTACCCATTCATTCGCGTCCTGATCGAAATACCTTTGGATGCCAAACTGCATATTGGTGTTAATTGCGTAGTCGTTCGGAACCCAGAATATGCCAACAACATCCCCGGCGGCGGCCGTTTCAAAGTCAGCGATTACATCTGGTTCAACCAGGTCTACGTTGCGACCGTAGAAGGAGCCGGCACTGTTCCCTACTGTCAGTTCGGTCGCTTCTTTAAAAATCGGACGATTGTTTGCATCTTTCATTGTTAATAGATACGCTTCCACGGTTGACGGCGGGAATAAGAACTCTCCCTGTCCTCTTTTTGCTAGAGGTACGACTGCAAATAATTTCTTTCTCCATGCCGTCCAGTCAGCAAATTCAGTCACGGTCATTTCTACTATATTGGTCACACGTTGGTCTTGCGTGATTCCTAAAAGCTGTCCAGCGCCGGTTCCCGAAATAATTCCTTTGTCCATTGCTTCGACATAGGCTTCGACCATGATTCTCACAATTTCTTTTTCAAACAGGGCAAGACTTACGATCTGTGACAGCAACGTTTGAGATACTCGGATTTCGCCAATGTTGTACTCAAACGTGATAAAGTCTTTAATATCTCCGGCTTTTTGCCGATCAGACACCGTCGTTTCGGAAATCCATTTAAATTTAGCTTTCAACTTACTGATTGGAAACTTGACACCGCCTTGGACATTCAGCTTGCGGACTTTGCTATATACCTGTCCGTAAACTTTAGTTACCTCCGTAATAAACTCATTCATGATGTTCTGCGGAATTATTGCGCCAAGGTCCGTTGTTGCCGTAGCTCCAGTATCGCCGCCGGCGCGTTGAACAAGATTCGCCGGAATTGTTACGCCGCGCTGGACATAGGCCATGAAAGCGGTTCTGTATTCCATACTTGCAGATGGTTCTTCTTCGTTTGTTCTTGCGCTAAAGCTTCCTAAACCTCTAAGCTCCGCACCGCTCGGAATACCTGAACGGCCTTCCCCTTCTCCTTCTCCTTCCCCTTCTCCTTCGCCTTCGTCGTCCTCCTCCAAAAGTGCTATTTCCTCCTGCACTTCTTCCAGTTCGTCAACAATTTCTCCCAGGCGTTCGTTGATGGAGCGAACTTCTTCCGCATCATCAGAAGCAAGGGCCTTGTCGCGCAGTTCCTTTTGTTTTGTTTTCAATCTTAATAGCCTTTTTTCTAAAATCCTCTTTCTTCCCACTTTTAATATCCTCCTAATAATTTTGTTTTTTCTTTTAACAACGACAATTCGCCCTCGGTCTCCACCGTGGTCCCGGCAGTCTCCACCGCTGATCTGGCATTCTCCAACGCCTTTTCATTGTCTCGTGCGCTTAATTTCGTTGCCTCATAAGCCGGGAACGTCACCGCGCTTACTTCAATAACGCTCCCTATATCTAAAATCCTCCGTAGGGGATGTTCAGATTCCAAATCGTCCCACTCTTCCCGATCAATAGAAAACATAAAGGACATCCCCGTGATGTCCCCCCGCTTAACTGCACTATATAGATTCTTTGCTTCTGTGTTGTCGTCTACGTCGAGTTTTACGCGTACTTCCATTCCTTCATCATCCACTGCCAATCGCATAGTGCTGTTTTTCGTATTTTTTCTACTGCGCGCAAGCGGCAATTTGTTTGTGTCGTGATTCACCAAGAATCGCACGTCGGTTAGGTCGGTCTTTTTTAACGCTCCCTTTTCTATGATCTCGTCAAAATATCCCAAATCTGTTTTTTTATCGTAAACAATTGGGCGACCAATCAGGAGGTATTCATCTCCTTTGTTGTCCGCCCTGACTTCGCATTCGTAACCCCGATTAATCAGTTGATTCATTATCTTCTCCCTTCAATTTGCCAAGTTGGTATTGATCTGCTATATCTACATTTACATAATTTAATGACATTGTTCTTTTTCCCTCCAATTCACTTATTGGCGGGAACCCGAAGGCAACACGTTTCTCGTTTTCGTATAAATCGCCGCAATCTCCAAGTATCCGAACTATTTCAATCGTTTGTTCAATGCTCACAAAGACAAGGTCCTTGGGGTAAAAGCGGATTTCATTACCAAAAGCTTTTTCCCGATCTGTAAACAGGGCCTTTGTAAACGCTTGACTAAACGAAATGATAAAAGGTTCTAATACCCGCTGATAAAAAGCTTCATACTGCTCTTTCGTATAGTCGCCCGTCAGGATTGGGGTGGAGATACCCCAATTACGCAGTATCTTTTCATCCAAAAACTTTAACGTATCCGAATCTACCAGTTTTGCGTTTCGGTCAATCGGTATGTATTCCGATTTTAAATCTAACGGTAAGATGCCGGATGAGCTGTCGGCAATCTTCTCTTCAAATTCTTTTATTGCTTCTTTCGTGTTGCCTGCATCCATGAGCGTGTTGTATTTTACGACACCATTGACTTTATAGCTGGCATTCATGGCCTTCGCCAGTCCTTTTAAGAGATTGTCGTTAATTTGCAGCGTATCCAGAAGGGTATCATTGTCCGGCTGCCCCGCTTCGTTGCCACCCAAAAACTCATTGACCGAATATTTATGCCTTAGATGGATAACGTCACAATATGGCAGCGTCGTCTCGTAATTGTTAGCGAACCGAAATGTAACATATAATTCATCGTTACTGTCTTGTAAAAAATCGACTTGTTGCGGCAGAATTGGGTATAGCTTTGTGTATTTTCTAATCTCCTTTCCCGTTTTTTCATCTTTCCAAACGTAGTATGTCGGGATAATAAATGCGTTGTAGTTTAAAAGCAATAACCACATTGTTTTTTCAATAAATTCCGTCTTAGTCATTAAGGGGTTTGGATAATCAAGAACGTTTTGCAGGTTCCCCTTTACCGGAACAGAATCAATGTCTGCGTTTTTTACATGCTTCGGGTTTAATTTTTTCATTTCATTTGTGATACACATTAATATCTGCTGTACGACATCGGATGCATATATATCAGTTCCAAATTGGGAAAAGATTGGCGTATACCCATTCAGCATATTTGCGTATGTAGTATTTTCTTTTTTCTTTCTCCAAGGCAAAAAGTCAAGCCACCCCATTTAGTTCCCTCCTATCATTTTCTTAAAATCTGTTCGATATCTCCTGTATGTCTCATAAAGGATAATTGTTGTGACTGCCCCATCTATCCGCATGGTCGCTTTTTGCTTCACACAAAAACAGAGTCCGTTAGACTCTGCTCTAATCCCCGCATTTTTAAAACACCATCTGTCTACGGGGTTTTCATTATAGTTTACAATTTTCTGCCTTAAATCTTGTTCCAGCAGCTTCATCGCATTACTTAACGTCTGTGCATTTTGCAAAATAAGAATCAATTCTTCGTTTTCTTTTGTCCATCCATATTCGCCCATTTGCCGAATCCATTCCTTTGCAAATTTTTGGTCATATCCTGCTTTCCAAAGTTTGATGCCATAATCTACATATATCTTATAAAACCAATCCGCCACAATGGATAATTCAATGTCGTTCCCCTCGCAAATTGTTATATGCCCCTGTCGCGTCCACTCTTCGTACTTAGCTCCGTCTTCAATGTCAGGCGATTCCCTTAGTTTTCCTTCCGGAATGAAATAATGCGAATGAATGTATTTTTTAGGATCGTTCGGTTTCATCATTAAGATTTTTGCATTGCAAAGGTCTGTTGTTTCTGCCAGATCGACGGCGCCCAAACAAACACTATTTCGAAAATCTTCCAAATCGTATACTGCTTCATAGTTGTAGTCTTCAATATTAAGCCACGCTTCCGTGCCGCTTTGCTTAATATTGAAATCTTTAGACAATACAAAGATTCGATCTGCTTTTGACTTCCGCGCTCCATCAACTTGCTCTTCTAAGTACTCCCATTTTTTTATGATTCCAATTGTGGGGTTTGATTTCATCCATAATTTATTTTCGCGGTTCCCTTCCCATATTTCCATTTCGGAATCTTGTGTGTATAACCAGGGTAGAGTTCTTTCTGCTGCCAGACTATCATCTTCGCCATTTATGATTGCCCTGGCTTTTTTTAACTCGTCGTCCAGGTGTCCCTCTTCGACAAATCCTTCTGTCGTAATCCCAATGAATTTAGGATTGTCTTTCAATGATTGCGACTGTTCGATTGATTTGGCAATTACATTCGTCTTCATTTCGTGAATCTCGTCTAGCACCGCAAAGTCTATGTTTCGGCCTTCTTTATTACGGGTTCGATCAGACAATTTGAAGATTTTCGTATTCGTGTTTTTATTTAATATAAACGACTGGTTGCGCTTTGTATCCAGATCACCCGGATCAATTAGTTTTCGCATGGTGTCAATCGCATCATATACAATCGACGCTTGCATGTCGTCGTTGGAGGAACAGACAATATCTGCTCCTTCGTTTCCTACTACCAATTCTGTCAATCCAATTGCGGAACATGTTTCGGATTTTGTGTTTTTTCTCGCGATCAACAGAAGTACCTTTTTGAATCTATCAAAATTTGTTTCCGACATTTTGAAAGAGTATAGCGTTTCAATAAAGGCTTTTTGCCACAACATTAATTTCATGGGCTTATTGTAAAACGGGGATTTGGTAAGTCTTACGCAATTACTCATAAAATCCATTCGCATAACCGCGTTTTGAGTATCATAATAATATCGGTCATTCGATAAATCCTCTTCCAGATTTTCTAATTCCTGCCACAATTCTTGACCAATTAATATTTCCCCAGATTCCGCACGGCCTTTGTATTCCAGTAAGTACGAATTATCAGGTGTCCAGATTTTCTTCTTCAAGTTTTCTTCTGACCCACTTTCTAAGCGGAGACTCCTCGTCGCTTTCATCAAGGCCGGCGGCTTTTGCGATTACCTTTACAATATTTGTATACTGTTGCAATAACTCTTTATACTGCTTCTGTGCTACGGTCCCTTTTTGCTGCTGTGGGTTTTTGGGATTCACTTTGATAAATGGCAATTGCCTTAGTTCTTCAAGTTTTCCTTCCAAAAAAACAGCTTCCCGAACTAAATTCATGAGTGCCGGTTCTTCGCTAATGATTTGTATTAGTTCTTCTTCTCTATTCATATTTTTACCATGTTATCGGCCATTCTTTGCAATATTCTATGCATATACAACAGTTTTGGAGTTCGCCTTCATAGGTACCCACAAGTCCTATTAACGTTTGGGTGATATATTTCAATACAATCACACCGCTCACATTTCCGTTAACAACAGCATAATCACCCATTGGCAGTGGCTGCATTGTTCCGTCTATCGTTCCCATAAAACTATTAGCAGGATCATATCTAATTGCATATACCGTCCCCTCGGCCGCAGTCCTCCACTGAAACTCTTTTATTGGTGAATTTTTAAAGCTTGTGATTGTTCCAAGATTTACTATTTTCCTGTAAACCGGCTTCCCTAACCAGATTTTGTTCGTCAGCGTTTCCGCGCCTTTTTGATAGTTGTCTGTCGGTTCCGGTATTTCTCCAAAGCTTTTGTTTTCTTTAACAGCATAAATTTTTTCCGCCATAATTACCCTTTTCTCCTTCTTTTTATCATTTTTTCAAACTAAAAATCTCATTTTTTGACTTTCTGCGGATTCCTCTAACCCTCCGACAGTTCCCAGGTAGACGTTCTACGATCGAGGTGGGGGGCTGTATGTTCTCCACCATTTATCAATATATTTCATCCATTCATCGATATCCCTATCATCACTCTTTAATAACCGATTCACACACTCGTCCTTTGATGTATTGATGTATATCTCTTCTGCTCCCAGCGACTTGACAAGCCTTTCCCTCTCTGCGCTGAACGGATACCCGCCAACGATATATGCGTTCTTCCATCGTCCTGTACGTGTTCGCACTTGTTCCAGCAATAAATCTCGTAAGGCAAATACATTTTGTTTCAACTCGCTTGGCTTTACATATCTGTCCAAGCCGCTTATACATTGCCATATGTTATCGATATCAATAACCAAGTCCCCACGCTGTTTAACCTTTTGCACCCATGATGTTTTGCCAGCAAGTGGAGAGCCGTAGACTATGTATATCTTTTTATTGTAGTACCACCCCAATTTGCCATGTAACTTGTTATGACA